ATGGCCGCGCTCTGGTCGCCCGTGCTGCTGGCCGCGCTCTGGTCGCCCGTGCTGCTGGCCGCGCTCTGGTCGCCCGTGCTGCTGGCCGCGCTCTGGTCGCCCTCAGCGTGATTGCTCCCAGCAGCAACACACTTCGAAACGACCCATTTGACAGCGCGCTCAACAAGATCGTGGACCGTGATTTCGACGCCAATCGTGATTTTAGCGGACGCCAACTTGCCATCGTTCGCATCCCGCGACAAAGCGCCGGACTGTTTCACTTCGGCGTACCGGCTTTGGCCGGGCGCATAGTAACCAAATACTTCGATTGGGTTGCCTTCGATGGCATGGAAGCCGGTTTTGCACGCGACAATCGGGCCGGTGATTTCGTAAGTATTGCCTGCCTCAAATTGAAAATCTCGACATTTCCAATCAAGGCCAAAGCCTTTAATGGAATGGATTACTTCTTCGGCGGCAACCGGCGCAACTGTTTCAGTGACTGGTTTTTTGGGCTTGTTGGTCATGACAACTTGTTCTCCACAAAAAGGTTCCAGAGCCGGAGTGCGCGTTCCTCGTCGCCGGCGGCGGCGGAAAGGGCGCAGACGCCACGGACGACCGAGAGCGTGTCCTCGTCGGTCGTGCAGACCTCGCCGGTGCCGTTGCACTCGTCGCAGCACATTTCGCGGGCGTCGGGGTGGTTTCCTGGGAGGTCCGTGAAGTAGCCGCACCCGTCGCAGGCGGGGCAGTCGGCGCTCATTGCACCGCCCTCACAAACGCCGCGACGACGCCCGAAAACACCGCCAGCCAAGTGAGGCCGACCGCCGCCACCACGACGCGCTCACGCGGCGGGATCAGCGACCACAGCTCGGCCAGGACGCGGCGCGGGCGGAAGTTGATGCGGATTTCGTGGGGGCGGAAGCGGCGGAGGGAGGTGGTGGGGTGGGGCATCGTGTCCTCGTTAGGTTACGAGGTACACAATGAATGTACTTTACTGCCCGGTCAATTAAAATCGTACATGATTTGTGTATTTATTTGCGCGTTGGCGCCCTGACTATTCTTCCCCGACCGTTTCCTTGGCCGCCATCCAAGCTGCGCCGCAAAGCAGCGCGAAACCTCCCCAGAAAAGCGAAGCGTCGCCCAGACCGAAATGCGAAAGTACCATCGAGACAAGTCCGCCCAGCTCAACTAAAATAAAAACCCCTGCATTTTCCTTCATTGGGAATCGCCCTCGTCGCCTGGCGTTTGATCGTCTGGTCCTGAAATGTCTGGAGCCGGCGTCGTTTCGATTTCCCCGCCTTGAGGGCTGTCCGGGGTGTAAATCACCGTGCTTCCATCCGGCGCGGTTGCCTGAAATCCACCGTCGATTGTCGGCTGCGCCCAGGTTTCCCCCGACGGAGTTTCGAGTGTGCCAGCGCCGCCGTAAGGGTCCGGGGTGTAAGTATAATCGGGTGAAGTTAGCGTTCCGGGAGCACTCTGAGCATCCGCCGAAGCGCCAAAATTTTCGCACATGATAAACGCGCCGAAAAAAATCATTATATTCCAAGGCGAGACAGGATTTTTCTTGACCATTGCGCAGATGCCAATATGTTGCGGTTTAATAAAACAGAATTTTTTGGGGGGGGGCACTTTCATTATGATGTGTTTTCGTGAACCCGGACAGGCTGCTCCTGAAAAGCCTCCTGTGATGCCAGTTTGGATTGCTTCAGGTAAGCCACCCAGGACTGTGAAACCCCGGCCAGAATGTCACGAAAAAACCAGTCCAGCGTAAGCCCCTCGTCCTCGCAGACTTGGATGAGAACTTGAATGTCGGGATAGCTTCGTCCCTGCGTCCAGTTCCCCACGTTCGACTTTTTGCGGCCGTACCGCTCGGCCCATTTGGCTAGCGAGAGGCCGGTTTTTTCAATGACCATTTCCAGCCTGTGGCCGGTTTCCAGTTTGTGTTGCGTGATGGGCGACGGGTTCTTCATGCCTTAATTATACATCTTCCGTGTATGAGCGTCGCGGACACAAAAAATGTCTTGCAAAGCCTGAGTTTTCCGTACACAAGTTGTGTATGTCCTATTCCTCGCCGCTGACTGCTGTTTTGAAAAAAGTGGGTGGCCCCGCCGCGCTCGCGCGCAAGCTCGGAATGACGCCCGCAGCGATCACCAACTGGAAAGACGTTCCTGCTAGGCATTTGCTCACTATTTCGTCGCTCACCGGCATGTTGGTCGAGGAAATCCGGCCCGATCTGGCGGAAGAGGCGCGGAAGGTGCTTGCCGCGCAGACGCCCAGCGACTCGGCGCCGCCGGCGCAGGCGACCGAATGACCCCCGAACAATACACCCGGCTGCGCAAGAACGCGGTCCGCCAGCTCGACATCGCCCGCGGCAACCTGATCCTGCTGGACCGGGCGTGGCAGGAGCAGGAGACCAAGCGCATCTGCGACGAGATGGCGCGCGGCCTGCCGATTGTGCCCGTCGAGCTTTTGGAGGCGAATGGGTGCGCCTGAAAAAAATTTGCCCCATTCGTTGCAAAACCGTGGAAACGATGAGTAGTTTCCGAGGGGGTGCCCGGTGACTTGGCTCATCGTCATCCCGGCCTTGGTCGCCTACGTCCTCGCGGCGGGCGCGCTCGGCAAAGCCCTGCGCCGGCGGTCGCGGCCATGAGCACGATCGGGTTTTTCCTGCTCTGCGCGCTGTTCCTGAGCGTGACCACGTTCTGGTTCCTGGGCATTTCGCCGCATCAGGTTTGGGCGGCGGTGTCATGACCAGAGCGCGCGGCCGGCCGCCGACGTGGACCGACGAACAGAAGGTCTCCCTGCGCGCGCTATGGAAGCGCGGGCTGTCCGCCATCGCCATCGGCCTCGCGCTAGGCAAGTCGCCCGACGCCGTCACCTCGATGCGCCGCGCGCTCGGCTTGCCGGAACGTGAAAAAATTTTGTTCCGAATTTCCACGCATTGCGTTTTCTACATTTTTCCGCGCAGCGACGGCGTCCGCAAGCTGCTTCGGCGTCTCGCCACGCTGCAGGAGTGGGTGGCGGAGGGGCGCGACAACTACGAACTCGCCAGGGCGTTCCACGTCCCGATCAGGGACGTGGAAACCGTGATTGCCAGACTCGGCTTGACCCGGCCGGCGGAGCAGATCGCGCCCGAAGACGCGCTGCGCGTCGCGCGGCGCTGCCTGAACTGCAACGAGCCGTTTGTTGCGACTCGCTATCGCTTCCGCTGCGACCAATGCGTCGCCCAGGCCAGCCGCCTCGACGATGCCGAATACGAGGTCGCGGCATGATCCCCCGCACATTCCGCGCTCGGATGTGGCAACGGGTTGTTGAGCGCGCCTATTGGACTGACGTTTCCTCCGTGAACTGGCCCGGCGGCGTTCCCAATGCGCCGCCGGGCCTCTTTTTCTTTGTCGAATTCGCAAAAATCCACCTCCTTTTGCAGCGCAACATAGGGAAATGAGGATGGATATTGCAGCCGAAAAATATACGGACGCGCCCGCGAAAACTACGCGCCCGACCGAGGTATTTACGAAGACGGTACGACTTTGGATCGATCGGCGCTGGGCGCACCGGCGCGGCGCATCGAAGCTGCTCGCGGCCCTGGCCTCGCACGGCGAGCACAAGGTGAGCCACCGCACGACCGAGGAATGGATACGCGGCGATGCGGCGCCATCCTGGGACAGCATTTTCATTATGGCGGCGCGCTGCGAAGATCTGGCTGCGTCCCTTGCCGAGGACATCAGGAGCTACCGTGACGGGATTGCTTAGGTCCGCATGGCGTCAGCTTGTCGCCTTTTTCGGCCCGCGGCGGGCGATCGCAGCCAAGATGCGCGCGCTCGACGCGCAGATCGCCGACGCGCGGGTCGAGGTCAAGCTCATGGCAAAGCGCGTGCAGGCGGAGCTCGTCGAAAACATCGAGCTCAACCGCCTGCTGCGCCAAGCCGAGCACGACCTGCGGGCCGAGCGCGACACCGTGGCGCTGCTGCGCCAAGCGCTGCGCAAATACAAAATCATCGCATGATCAGAGGAAAAAACCCATGACCGCCTTCGCCGCCACCAACGTCACCGACGAGACCAAGCTCAGCTTTTTCCGCAGGGCCTTGAAAACCAAGCAGGAGCACGAGCGCGCGCATGAGTTGGCGACCGCAGCGCTGGGCGAACATCGCGCCGTCCTGAAAGCCGCCAAAAAGGCCGGCGTTGATCAGGCGGCCATTTCCCGGGTGCTGCGCGAGCGCATGCTTGACCCCGAAGAGGTGCTGAAATCCGAGCAGGAATATCTGCGCATGAAGGCGATCAGCGGCGCGCCGCTGCGGCTGCAGGACGATCTGCTCGGAGGCCCGACGTTGGACCTGTCGTCGGCCGACAAGGAAAAGATCGAGGAAGAGAAGGCCTATGACGACGGCGTGTTCGCCGGCGGCGCCGGGCACAACCGCAGCACCAACAAAAACGCGCCTGGAAGCAGCGCGTTCGACGCCTGGGATCGAGGCTGGCTGCAGGGCCAGAAGCAGATCGTGAGCGGCATGGCGCCGAAGCGCCGCGGCCGCCCGCCGGCGCCGAAAAAGGGCGATCTGCCCGAAGCAAGCGCCAGCGTGAACTGACGTGCCTGGGGTTGGCGGCATCCTTGCGATCGACGCATCCCCGCGCTGCGGCTGGGCCTACGGGTGCCTTGGCCAGCGCCCGGTGTGGGGGCATTGGGAACTTGGCGCCATCGCGCAGCCGGGCCCCCTCTACGGGCGCCTGTTCGATGGCATCGCCGATGCGATCAAACTGCACCGGCCGGAGCAGATCGTATACGAGGCGCCGTTCGCGCCGCAGCAGCAGACCAACGCCAAAACCGGCCTCGTGCTGATCGGGCTCTGCGCTTTGGTCGAATTCGCGGCGTGCCGCTACGACGTCCTGTGCAGCCACCTCGACGTCCGTACCGCGCGCTCCAAGGTCCTCGGGCGCAATCCGACGGGCGGCCCGGACAAGGTCAAGCCCGTCATCGTGGAGTGGGCGGCGCGCCGCGGCTGGGCGGTTCGGGTGCATGACGAGGCCGATGCGCTGGTCCTTCTGCAGTACGGCGTCGTGATGGCCGACAAGACGGGCAAAGGGCATTTTCTGCGGCACGGAGAAGCGCTGTGACCGCGCCGGCGCTTTCGTTTGCGGCGTGTGTCGTCTGCGGGTCTGCGCACGTCATTGCGCTCAAACCCGGCACCGCAGTGGAACGGTTCGAACAGTTCGATTTCTTCTTCGCGGTCAACAGGGGCGAACCCGCGGCGGCGTGGTGTATGGATCATTGGCCGAGCCGCGCGCCGATGACGGAGCGGGAATGAATTTTCGTCGAGAACAGCCCTCGCAGCACGCGCTTGACTTCGCGAATGCGGAGGGCGCGCCGGTGCCGCGGATCGATCACGACGTTTGTCGGCTCTGCTACATAGCGCCCGGCTACCCGGCTGATCCGGAATGCGAGTGGTGTCATGGAACGGGAGTAGTGAAGCTTGACTGAAGCCGCTGCCCTCGACGTAGCCGAGCGCGCCATTGCCAGGGCGTTGCTCAACGATCCGGTCATTTTTGAAATGATGGCTCAGGACGCACACAACCGCGTCCTAGCGGCCCGGACGCCGCAAGAGGTTCACCAAGCCCGGCGCCTTGCCGAAATGGACGCCACGGCTCGTATACGCTGGTTGCGAGGCGAGATTTCCGCCTACGCCCGCGAGATGGCGGCCCGAGCTTATTTCCGGCTCCAGTGCTGGGTGATGGACAAGGAAATTGCCGATCCGAAGGCTGAAATCCTTACGCTCGTTTGCCACCTTTCGTCGAAATACGAGCTCGGCGCCGACGACGCCCGAGTCGCTTTTCAGACAGAATGGGCCGCCGCCATAAAGGTTGCGGAAAAACTCGGCGAAAAACTCAAAATTATCGCGCTTTCGCACATCAAAGCGACCGGAACGACTGTCGGCCTAGTCGAAGCCTTTAGCGTCGCCAGCCGCAGTTTTCCGGATGGCTGGCCGTTCTTGACAACCGAGAACCTCACCGACATCGCTGCCGGCTTCAAGCCCCGCGCAAAGCGCCGTGGATGATGGCCGATGACCCGACATGGGGCCTTCCTGTCGGCGGAGAGGCGCGCGGTAGGGTCGTTTCCTTGCCCCCTCTCAACATCACGCCGGCGAGTTTGCGGCATCCGTCACAGATCCCGCCCAGGCCATGGCTTTATGGCACCATTCTCATGCGCGGTTTTATCACCGTGCTGGTGGCGCCAGGCGGCGTCGGCAAAAGTCAGTTGGCCATGGCGATAGCTCTGGCAACAGCGACCGGGCGTTCGTTCCTCGGCCATCATATTCACCATCAGGTCAATTCGTGGATCATGAATCTCGAAGACCCGTTGGATGAAATGGACCGTAGGTTGGCCGCGCTGATGATGCGCCACAACATCGCTGCCGATGATGCGAAGGGCGCGGTATTCATGAACAGCGGCCGCGACAGGCCGCTTACGGTGGCGGCGATTGGGCCGGATGGCGGCACGGTCATTTTTCCGGACAAGGACGCGATCATCCAGGAATGCCGGCTTTGCGAGATCGGGCTCCTGGTGGTCGATCCATACGTCCGAAGCCACGACCTCGATGAAAACAGCAACACCCAGCAGGCGGCTGCGGCGGCGGCGTGGGCGCAGATTGCCCACGAAGTCAACTGCGCCGTTCTGCTGGTCCACCACACCCGTAAAGGCGCCGTTGTGGACATCGATGCCAGCCGGGGCGCCAAGGCGCTCACCGACCACGCCAGGGCTGGCCTCATCCTGCAAACGATGCCGGAGGAAGAAGCCGAGCGCCTCGGCGTTGCCGCGGAGAAGCGGCATTCGTACATCCGCCTCGACGATGCGAAATCGAACATGGCGCCCAAGGCCGAGAAAGCGCAATGGTTTCACCTGGCGCCGGTCGCTCTGGGCAACGGTACGCCGGATTATCCGAACGGCGACACTGTCACAGCGCTCGAATCCTGGAGGCCGCCGAGCGTGTTTCAGGATGTCACTTCGGCCCAGGTTAATGCGGTGCTGGACATCATTGATCAGGATTTCGAACCGGGGATTTTATACGCCGGCACGCGTCGGGGTCCGGCAAACCGTCGCTGGGCGGGATTGGTTTTGACCAAGCGTTTGGATGTCACAGAAGGACAGGCGAAGCAAATGATTGAGACATGGATGAAGTCGGGACTGCTGTTCGAAGTGGAATTTGTCGACCCGAACCACCGCAAAAAAGCGACCGGCGTAAAGGTCAATCACACCAAGAGGCCTTCATGATTTGGCGCGCTTATGGCGCAGTTATGGCGCAAAAAACGGTGGCGGAGGGGCGGTTTGCGCCAAATCGCGCCAAAACGGCCCGAAGGGCCGATGATTTGGCGCAGGATATGGCGCACCACCCCACCCCGAAGCCATGATTTGGCGCAGTTATAGCGCAATATGGCGCAAACTCTGAAAGGACCGAGCAATGCCTCCGAAGAAAATCCGCGTTGAAATCAGGCTGCCCGCTTCACTCGTCCGCAAGCTCAAGGCGGTGGCGAAGCGGGAAGGTGTCTCGGTGAATGAGTATCTAGCGCGGGTTATTTCGGCGCAGGGAAAGGCGTGACCATCTGGCGCAACCTTCGCTATATCTGGAAAGGCTCGGTCATCATCATCTGCGCGGTCGCGCTTATGCTATCGCCGTTTTTCTGGATCTGGATGGTTTCTCTCAACGATTGGCACAGCGCTGTCACCTGGGCGGTGACGTTCCTCGTCCTGGCATGGTGGATCGGCTTGTGCTTGCCCGACCGGCGTGGCGGCGATTAAAGGCCGGAGTAAATTCGAAACATGGGCAAAAAATTCCTTGATGCCGTGCGCGCCGACCGTCCTGTTTCTGCGGCGATGTTTTCGGTCGACGAGCTCGCGGTGTGCATCGCCGAACAGATTTACGCTGTCCGGCGCCCGATCAACACCACCGCCAGGGCCGCGCTTGGCCAGTTTTCGGACGAGGAAGCTGAGCGTTTTCGCGAGGCGGCAAAAGCGGCGCTGCAATACTTTGCCCGCGTGACCGGGGCGTCCTCTGCGGCTGTGATTGAGGATTTCCGTGTCAACTGAAACGCGCCTTACGCCAAAGCAGGAGCGGTTCGTCGCTGAGTACCTGATCGACCTTAACGCGACCCAGGCGGCAATTCGGGCCGGTTACAGCAAAAATGGCGCGGACGTCACCGGATCTAGGATGCTAGTAAATCCTAAGGTTTCGCAGGCAATTCAGGCTGCGCAGAAATTGCGGGGCGAAAAACTCGGGATTGATTCCGCGTGGGTGCTCAAGCAATGGGTCGAGATCGCCACTGCTGATCCGAATGACGTAATTCAATATCGTCGCGTACCGTGCTCTAGTTGCTGGCCCAGCGTGGTCGAAAAGGTCAAGTTGGATACAATAAATCCGGATTGCCCTGCTTGCGCAGGCCAGGGGCGCGGAATCGTTCATGTTAACGATACGCGAAACCTGAAAGGATCGGTCCGTAAGCTTTATGCTGGCGTTAAGCTGGGCAAGGATGGCCTGCAAGTGTTGATGCGCGATCAAGACGCGGCGCTGCTCAACATCGCCCGGCACTTGGGGATGTTCAAGGAAACGTTCGACGTAAATATCAAAGATGTTGGCGCCATGCTGGACTCTCGCCTAAGCCGGGTGCGCAATGCCGGAGACGTATGAGGAGCGGTTGGTTGATGCCGTAGCCGGGTTCACACTCGACCCTTTGGGGTTTGTGCGGTTCGCGTTCCCTTGGAGTGACCCCGGGCCCCTCGAAAAACACGAAGGGCCGCGCGCCTGGCAGGCGAGAACGCTTCGGTCGATCGGTGACGCCCTAAAAGCTGGACACAGCCCAGGTGCCGTCCTGATGCCCGTTTTGCGGGCCATAGCTTCGGGTCACGGCATCGGCAAGTCGGCGCTCATCGCGTGGATCATCTGGTGGGCGCTCTCGACCATGGCTGATACCAAAGTCGTCATCACGGCCAACACCGAGCCGCAGCTTCGCACCAAAACGTGGCCGGAGCTTTCGAAATGGGCGAAGCTCGCGATCAACGGCCATTGGTTCAAGGTGCTCGGGCTCTCCGTGGTGTCCACCAGCCCGGGCCGCGAGAAGACGTGGCGTTGCGATGCGGTGACATGGTCCGAGACCAACCTCGAAGCCTTTGCCGGCCTTCACAACGAGGGCCGGCGCATCGTGCTGCTGTTCGATGAGGCAAGCGGCATCGCCGATCCTGTGTGGGAGACGGCCGAGGGTGCGCTCACCGACGAAAACACCGAAATCGTCTGGCTCGCATTCGGCAATCCGACCCAGCCCAGCGGCAAGTTTTTCCAGGCGTTCGGCGCGCAGCGCGAACGGTGGCATGGCCAGCAAATCGACAGCCGCGAGGTTGAGGGCACCAACAAGGCGCTGATCCAGGAATGGCTGAAAGCCTACGGGGAAGATAGTGATTTCTTCCGCGTGCGCGTGCGCGGCATGTTCCCGCGGGCCGGGTCCATGCAGTTCATCAGCCCGGACGCGGTACGCGAGGCTGAGCAGCGTGAGCCGCAGCCGTTGCTTTCGGACGCGCTTGTCATGGGTGTTGACGTGGCCAGGCACGGCAATGCCCGCTCGGTCATCGCGTTTCGCCGCGGGCGGGACGCGCGGACCATTCCCTGGATCAAACTGCGCGGACAGACCGACACCATGCAGCTTGCCGGCCGCGTCGTGCAGGCTGCGCGGGAATTCAAGGCCGATGCGGTGTTTATTGATGGCGGCGGCGTGGGCGGCGGCGTGGTTGATCGCTGTCGGCAGCTCGGTCTGCACGTGATCGAAGTCCAGTTCGGCGGCAAGCCGGACCGCACGCCAATGGCCGACGAGGTGCACAACTACGCCAATAAACGCACCGAGATGTGGGGTAATATGCGCGAGTGGCTGAAAGGCGCCGCGATCCCTGCCGACGCCGAGTTGCGGACAGACCTGGAAGGCCCGGAATACGGCTTTGCCATGCGCGACGGTCGCGATGTGATCCAGCTAGAGCGCAAGGAGGACATGCAAAAGCGCGGGCTGGCCTCGCCCGATGACGGCGATGCGCTGGCGCTCACGTTCGCCTATCCGGTGGTTAAGGGGGTGAACGCTGGCAATGAGCCGACGGTGATGCCGACGGATTATGACCTGTATGCTTGAGTGTGCCGGCGTGGCGGCCACCGCTAACCGCTTGGTATGACTGGCCTGCAACAGAAAGGTCAGCTATGGGCGCGATGTTCAGCGGTGGTCCCAAATCCATTCCAGCGACGCCATCGCCGCCGACGATGCCGCAGGGCTCATCGACGTCGCCCACCAAAATGAGCCAAGAGCAGATGTTGCAGATGCAGCGGGCGGCAGCGCTCCAAGGAGGCACCGTCATGGGCAGCACGCAAGGCGGCGGCAAGGCGACCACCTCAAAGACGCTGCTCGGCCAGTGATCTCCTGGGAAACGCCGGTCGATGCGTTCAAGCCGCCGGCAAAGCGCGACTACTCCAAACTCACCGCCGCGTGCACCGCGCGTCTTACCGCACTCGAAACCGACCGCTATTCCTGGTGGCTGCACTGGCGCGACCTGGCTGAGTACATTCTGCCACGCCGCTACAAATGGCTCATCACCGCCAACCAGTTCAACCGCGGCTCCCCAATCAACCAGAAAATCATCGACGAGACCGGATCGATGGCCAGCCGCGTCCTGGCCTCGGGCATGATGTCGGGCATCACCTCGCCGTCGCGGCCTTGGTTTCGCGTCGAAATGCAGCAGGAGGAATTGAACGACGACGCCGAGGTCAAGCTGTGGAGCGACGAGGTCGCCAAGCGCATGCAGTTGGTTATGTCGAACAGCAACTACTACACCGCGAAGGCTGTGCAGTATTACGATCTGGCCGTGTTCGGCACCGCGCCGATGTTGATCTACGAGGACCGCGACAAGGTGATCCGGTGCTTCAATCCGTGCGCCGGCGAATATTACCTCGGAAACGGACCGAATTTCGAGATCGACACGTTCTACCGCAAATTCACCATGACGGCCGCGCAGGTGGTCGGCGAGTTCGGTATCGATGCAGTCTCGATGTCGGTTCGGCAGGCCTACGAGGGCACCGGGCGCGACATGGAAATCATCGTGGCGCACTCAATCGAGCCGAACGTCAACTACACCGGCGGCCTCGGTGTCGACACGTTCGGCGTCTCGAAGCGGTTTCGTTACCGGGAAATGTTCTGGGAATGGGGCGTCGGGCAGACCAGCGTGCTTCGCATCAAAGGCTATTTCGAGGCGCCAGGCTCGTTTCCGCGGTGGGACCTGGTCGGCAACGATGCCTATGGCCGCTCCCCTGGAATGGACGCGCTGCCATCGATCAAACAGCTTCAGTTGGAGAGCAAGCGCAAAGCCCAGGCGATCGACAAGCTCGTGAACCCGCCAATGACCGCCGGCCCGGGGATGAAGAACAACCCGTCATCGATCATGCCCGGGGCGGTCACGTATCTTGCCCAGGCCGGCGACGAGTTTAAGCCGGCCTACCAGTTCAATCCGCCGCTCGAGGAAATTACCGCCGACATCCAGGACGTTCGGGCGCGGATCAAAGAAACGTTCTTCAACGATCTGTTCATGATGATCAGCCAGCTCGACACGGTGCGCACCGCAACCGAGATCGATGCGCGGCGCGAAGAAAAACTGATCCAGCTCGGCCCGGTGCTTGAGCGTTTCCAGAACGAAGGCTTGGCACCCGACATCGAGCGCATCTTCGGTATCATGACCCGCAACGGGCTGATCCCGCCGCCGCCGCAGAAGATCGCCGGCGCGGAAATCAAGATCGCCTACGACTCGATGCTCTCGCAGCAACAGCGCGCGGCGCAGACCGGCTCGATTGAGCGGTTTTGGGCCACGGTCGGCAACCTCGCCGGCGCGGTGCCGGATGTGCTCGACGTGCCGAACTGGGACGAGGGACTGGAAGAATACGCGGATATGCTGGGCATTTCACCCAAACTGCTGAACGATCCGGCGAAGATCGCGCAGATGCGCCAGGCCAAGCAGGCGGCCCAACAACAGCAAGCGGCGATGCAGCAGAGCTTGGCCTTGGCGCAGGGTGCGCAGACGATGAGCCAGACGCCTGTCGGGGGCGGCGCGAATGCGCTGCAGGCGGTGCTGCAGGGTGCTGGTCAGTGATGACCGCCTGGGTTTTGGTGCGCGATGGCGGCCGGTTCTATGGCGGCGATCAGTGGGTGACGGAGCTTCACATGGCCGCCACGTTCGCGGCCGCACACGAAGTGCACGACGTCATCCGCGAACGAAAGCGCGATGCGAGCCCGATGTTTTCGGAACGGCGCACCTATAGCGCAAAGGTTGTCGGCATCGATGATGACGGCAGGCTGAAGGAGGGAGCG